GAGAAATCGTCGGGGCCTTCTAGTTTTATGTTTATTTCAGGGATTGCCCGGCGGTCGGATTCTCCCGCGTCCGGCAACGGCGAGACGACACAAGCTTCTGTGCCGCCTCTGCCGTTCCCTTCGGGGCATACCAGAGACGCGCCCGTTGGTCCCACACGCATCCCATAGCCTGCAACTGTTCCCGTACCGGGAAGGTGTTGCCGACAATGGCGATGGTGGGGCGGGCACGACTCTGTGCCCGCGCCTCTTTCATGTCAGGAGCCCTTCTTCGCGGAAGGACACTCCTTTCCCTTCCCCTATGATGACGTGGTCCAAGAGGCGTATGCCAAAAAGCTTGGCCGCATCCCGGACCACATTTGTGAGTCTGATGTCTTCACCCGACGGTTCTCGGTTCCCCGACGGGTGATTGTGCGCCAGGACTATGCTGCTGGCACCGCAGAGAAGTGCGTGTTTAAACACCTCCCGGACGTGTACCGCGGCACAGCCCACCGTTCCAGGCACCATATGGATGCCGATGAGTTTGTTCTTGATGTCGAGGTACAACACCAGGAACTTTTCGATGTCCAGGTCATCCATTGATAATGCAAATTGGATGGTCGCAGCGGCGCAGTCGAATGGCTTCTGCGCCTTGTAGGGGAAGTCCGGCTCGCGCACGCGGCGTGTTTCAAGCCGATACGCATACCGGACGTATCCCTTTGCCGATACCGTCATTACTGCCACCCCGCCAGATCGCCCCGCTGGAGCGAGACGATCATCTGGGCCGCGGCGCCCTGGGAGATGCCCCGGATCTTCTCCAGGACAACGTCCTCCTTGATACCCGCCTTTGCCGCCAGCTTGAGGATTGCGGCCTGTTGCGGAGCAGAAGCCGCCGGGCCGTCGCCGCGGCCGTTGCCCTTTTGGGGGGGCGGCGGAGAGGGGTCAGCCGCCGCGTCTTGTGTTGCAGTAGGCGTTTTCTTGCCCTCTGCGTCGCCCGAAGTTGCCGCGGGATCGCCTTCGTCTGCGGGTGAAGGAGCTGGAGGGGCTGCTTTTGCCACTGCCGCGTCTTCCGACGCAGTAGGGGCGTCGTTCTCCCCTTCCACGTCGAACACCTCATCCACAGCCTCCCCGTTGACGGCAGGGTTGCCGTCCTTGGGCGGGGCAATGGCGAGGCGCTTTGAGGCCTCGATCACCCTGCGGTTGTCGTCCCGCAGGGCCTCGACCGTCTCCATATCCGCCGATGCCAGGAGTACCTGGAGCGGATAGTGGACGGCCTTCTGCCCTCCATTGTGCGTCTCGCGGGGAACCCGCTTCAGGATCAGCGGGACCATGGCGAAACGCCCGATAAGGGCTTGGACGTAATCCAGGCCAGAATTAAGATCGACAATGGAGTGGTAAGACCCCATGTCAATCTGATAAATGCCGCCAACCGACACCTTCGGCAGCATCACCAGAAGGTGTGCCCGGCGCTGGCACGCACCCTTTTCCAGGAGGTCGCAGGGGCACGGACGCTCCTGCATCACCTGCGTCTTTTCGTCGAGGCGCAGAGCGCACTCGCCGTTTCCGACACACTTGAGCCCCCGCCCAGACCCGTAAAACTTGTAGGCTTGGGGGAAGACGGTCTCGATGTCATTAATGGGAAACATGACATCGAGAACGGTCGGTTTGTCGCCGTAAACCGCCTCAACTTCGGGCGGTACGACGAAGAAGCTGACCTCACGGGGGTACTCTTTCCCGGAGGCCGTAGCCGCCTTCACGCCCAGGCGGATTTTGCCCAGACGCGGCAGGCGGCGCTTATCCGAAAGTTCCTTTATGCGGGTGAATGACCCACACCGAAAACTCATACTCATTTTTCCTCCGTTGCCGAGCCTGCATCCTCGCAGATGTCAGGACTTACCGGCAGGTGATGTTTTCCCGGCGTGGTGGCCTCATTTACTTGCGCGGTGGCCCCCCGCGTCCCTCTTCTGAGGGAGCATATTGTTGCCCGCCGGAGAATGCACCACACCCCGCCGGGGATGTGGTACGCCCCGGTGGGGGTGGTTGGTTTCGCTCAGGAGCCGCCGACCGGCGGCCAACAGCCCCCTCCTCAGTCGGTGAGGGCGACCGGCTCTGTGGGCCGGGGCGTGCTCTGACCTCCCGACATAAGGCCGAAGGGGAGGCAGGTAATCTCCGCCACCCTGTCGCCCCAATCGAGGGTGAGTACCGGGGAATTGAGCGAGTAATGAAAAGCGTCCCCCGGTAAGACGACTTTCATTTTCGTGCCGACCGAGATGCTCTGCCCTTCGTACACCAGGGCGGGGCATACCGTCTTTCTGTCCGTGACCCAGTAGATGCCGGGCGCGGACGGCTTTTTGTCGCAGGAAAAGGTCATGCCTTAATCCACTGCCGCCTTGACTCCGGCTACCTTGAAAACCTCGATGGTCTTCTCGGTCTGGGCGGCGGCCAGGATCTCCGGGGGAATGAGCTTCGTGTCGGTTGACTTCCGTTTTTGGAAAGTCAACCCAACCACAGTGCCGTTCGCCCGAGCCTTGGCCGTCCCCTTGGCGACCAGAAACGCCTTGAGGTCCTTCTTGAGGTCCTCTTGCCGCTTCTTGAGGACGCTCAGGGAATCTGAAATCTCCCTGAACTCCTCTGCCGCCGCCAGCGCATCGTCGTCAAGAGCCGCGACTGCGGCGGTAAACTCCTCCTCGTAGCCCTCATAGCAGATCTCCGCATAGGGGCAGTAGTCGCACTGCCAGTCCGTGGACCTGTCGTACTGTCGCGCCGGCAGGGTCCCGGCAGCCCGGTGAGCCTCAACGAACTCGAACCGCTTGAAGGCGTCCGCGTAAAGATCGTGAAACATGACCGGACCGGTCAGAACCGTTCCGTCCGACCCGATCATGTGCCGGATCGTCAGGATGTCGCTGGCGGGGTCGAAGCCCAGCAAGAATTCCAGGTACGCCGAGGTGTTCTTGTTCTTCACAAGCAACACCGCCTCGTCGAGATCCTTGTAGGCCTCCTGTTTCCGCAGCCCAGTGATATACAGACAACACTGGGTGAGATAATCCATGGGGTACTCCCCCTTGAGCATGCGCTCGAAGGAGAAGTGGTTGATCGCTTTGTGCTCCCACAGGCGATTAACCTCCATCAGGTCTTTTATGATGCCGTCGATGCTGCCGGGGACCTCATAGGGTTGCCCCATATGAGTCGTCGTGCCGCAGGTGACGGCGAGCTGCTGGTCAAGGAGCTGAAATGCCGACTTTCGGATCCAGTCGGCGGTAAGCTCTTCGTGCCAGGAGGAGTCGTCGAGGACCATGATGAAGCGGTCCCCGAGAGGTTTCCCGACGAAGCCCCTCGCCTTGTAAACCAACTGGCGCAGGCACCGGTCGGGGCCGGATGAGGAGGGCCGGGGGTGATAGGGGGCCTCCGGCGGCGCCTCCATGCCGGCGATTTTAATCAATACATCAGCCAGCATGGGGCACCTCCTCTTCTGCTGCCGAGTCTCCGTAGCACTTGGCAACGACATCGGGAAGGAGGTCGGCTGGATACTGCCCCGCGCAACACTCATTCCCGTTGATGACGGAAATATGGTCGTCTTCCACGCCCTCCGTGTCGTAGTCCAGCACCAGGACTTCGACTGGGCGGTCGGAAGAAACCCCCGTTACCAGGCCCCCTTCCACCCCGATGACGATTCTGGTGGGGGAGGGCTTGTGGCCCCCAAACTCAGGGGGCAACTCGGCGCTACAGGCGCCGCACATGTAGCCGGTCACCTCGAAGTCGTCGAGCATGTCAACGGTCCCGGCATCATCATATCGGGACTTGATGGCCCCGTTTTTCTCGCCTATGCGAACACCCTTCTGGAGAGTGTCGCATTTGGCGAACTCGATGAACTCTTCGCTCCCACAGTGGGGGCATTTTTTGAATGACATCTTTCTCCTTTCCGGCAATAAAAAAGCCGCGAGACAGGCGTGATTGCCTTATTCCGCGACTCCTTTGGATGCCCTTGGGTAATGTAAGTTGCGCCGCTGTCGCGGGCGCTTGCGCCAGAGATTCTCGGATAGAATTCATCCTCGCCCCTGGAAACTCAGCGCCGCTTCACGGCACAGGTCACGTATAACAGTTCCCGCCAGACGGCGGGCATTGTCAGGACCGCCCACGCTCCCGATACAGAGGAGGGGTGAGACGGCCCTGCGGAAGTTCGTCGGGGACGGTCCCGAACGACAAATGCGGGATGCCGGTGTAGCTTACCGTCTCCGGCTCCTGTACACGATGGGCGGGGGCTCTTCCGGGAGCTTGGTCTCTCCGCTGGACTTTGTCGTGACAGCGGCTACCATCATGATCCACAAGTAGAAGAAAACCATCTTCCACCTCCTTTGCCGTGCCTGCCCGTGAGGGTTCAGGACTTATGCGGCCCTGGAATTACCGGTTGCGCCGCTGTCGCGGGCGCGGGCGCCAAGGACTCTCGAGATCACTCTCTCATCCTTGGAAACTCAGCGCCGCGAAGGGCGAAGGTCAACGTATGGTTTTTGGATTGTTCCCCCACCCGCAACTGTGAACACATCCCCATGCGGGATGCTAAAGCGCCCCGCAGGTACGCGCTCAGATTGCAGGGGAGGGGAGGGGAGAGGTGGGTTATTCTTTCGCCGCCTTTTCTACCATGCGTCGCCGGATGGCGAGCATGCAGTAACCGGCAATGTCCCGGTAGGGATCTTCCCCCAGGGCATCGCGGTCGGTGGCGATTCGGAACAATTTGTCGATGATACGCGTAAGACACAGCGCATCATCATACTGCTCCGTAGAAATACCGTTCGGGTAGAAGATCCGAAGAACCTCCCCCGCCTTGCCGAAGCTGTCCCCGTAGGCGGCTTGTTTCAGCGTCACGAGGGACCCGATTTCGGCCCCTACGGTTTCGTATGTGGGGATGCATGAGGCTTCCCCTTCATACATTTCCCCAGGGCGGATAGCGCCTGCCCCAGGGAGATCGTCCTGACCGCCACTACTTCTAGATTGGCGGACTATTGCTACTGCTCTCACTCTTCACCTCCTTTGCCGTGCCTGCCATTGCTGGTCAGGACTTACCCGGCGGGGTAATACCACGTTCCGCGCCTGCCCCCGCAGAGGGATCAGGACTTACCGAAACGAAAAAAGGCGCAAATCCTCCATTGGCATTTCTGCAGCAATGGCGACTTGCGCCCTTTTCGGTCGAAACCTACT